ATATGGGCTGGGTGGTGGGAGAAACACCGATTTATTATATGTACGTTGTCAAAAAAAATAATATATATTATTTTATACTAGTAGGTGTATTGTTGACTATGTTTAATCCCGATTATGTTACACCCCTAGAAAGAAAGAGACGATTAAAGGCTGCACAGAAGGAGACAAAGGTTGCTAAGACCATATCAATTCCAATAAGTTATTGGGCTTTGTTAGATGAGATTAAAACCAAACTTGGAAAGAAAAACGCCAATGAGACTTTGTTATACTGCATTGAGCAGATTGGCGTGGAACTGGAGTTGGAAACATGACTTTTGAGTTATCAAAAGAAACTGCAGGCCTACAGTATGAAGTAGAAGCAGTAACCAAACAGCATGTGGTAAAAACTACAAACTGTGCCAAGTGTGGCAAATTTAAAAAACAGAATACTAAATCAGTATATTGCAGAAAATGTTTAGGGCTATGAAATATACTAAAGAAGAAAAAAGATGGATTAAGTCAATAGCGCCTAAGGTGTGGTATAAAGGAAAATGGATTCCTAAAAACAAATTATCGTTTAAAATTTTAATTTTATGTATTAAAAATAATTGATTGATTTTTTCTATATTTAGAAATTCCAAGGATCTGACGACTTTTTACGCCTAGAAACACGCTTTTTTAGACCAGTATAGGCACGTCTTGCAGTTTTTCTAATACCGCCTTTACGTGTACTGCGCTTTCTTTTTCTTGTTGTTGATTTTCGTTTAGTCTTTTTCTTGGTCCCTCTAAGTCTGCGCATTTTTGCGCCCCAGGCTTTAGCAGCCTTTGACCCTTTCTTCAAGTAACGGACACTCCTAAATTAGAATAATAATTTTTTGCTGCATCGCTTAATGTTGGAACCGTTGCAGCAGCACCCGAAGACCATGTAATAGTTGAGCTATTGCTACGCCCTCCATTAGCATCTCTGGGTACACCTGTTCCTGGTGTCGGTCCAGTAATCTGTGCTACTGGACTAATATTGGCAGACCCGGCGACATTACTAGAAAATGCTTCAAATAAATTTTTAATCTCCCAAGCAGGTTGAAGTAATCCAGATAAACCGGCACCAATTCCCCCGCCTAAATTAGACGCACCTAAACCCAAACTGGATAAAGTCCCGCCAATGGCTGTACCTGTTTCCCCCAATGCACCGGCTGAAGCCAACGCAGATTGAGGGCGGGCGAAAATATTAGCGAATAGTGCCAAGGCTGCACCAATTGCGACTAAGGGAAGTATTTTACTTAGGAGACCCATATTAATATAAAATACAAATGCTTATTAAGTCATTCTCTATTCTTAGAATAGAGAATGGCATTTAAATTAAAAACAAGTAAAACAATTAACAAAGTCCTAGCAGGTGCAGGACTAGCAACACTTGGAACCGTAATACTTGGTGCAGTTGCACCATCATTAGCAGGTTCTACAATGGGCAAAGCACTAACAACCGCAGCAGCTTTTGGTGTTGGTGGAATTGAATCAGCAGCAGGTGCCATAGCTACGAGTTTCATGGGTAATAGTTTAACAGCCTTTACCGGCCCTACATCAGAGGGCAATGTTCAGGTGGATAGTCTCTAAAAGGTGATATGATATTTCCGTACCACTTATGAGAAGTTATACGACAACTGGTGCAGCGTTAAACGTTTTTACGCCATCAACTGACGATGTCACGCAGTTAACAATTCAACAACTTAATCGTTCAAATGTAATCCTGGATTGCGTGAATAATCCCGATCCTCCAGGAGCAGCAGCATATCAAACAAATATTTTAGTTAACGGTATTCAATCAGGAGTTTCAAACTTCTCAGTGGCATCCAGTGCAGCCAGTGCAGGTCGTGTCGTAATGGGGCCTATTCCTGTGACAATAGGTGGCCAGGCTGGTGGTAAACAATTAAGTTTCCAATCTGCGCAGGTCGCAACAGGTGGCGGAATTGCTGCTTATTCGTTTTTGATAAAATACGCAAACTTATTTTAGGAGGCTTTAATGCCGCAAAATATTCTTGGTTATGTTGTTAATGTTTTACCAAAAGACCCTACGGTACCTAGTACTTATGTTGCTGACATTGTACCAGCGGGTGCGACGGTTACCATAGAATATCCCGCACAATATAGAGCAGTTGCAATTTCAGTGGCAATAAAAAATCAGGATACTGTGAACGCATGTCAATTTTCTGTAAATGGTCAACCATTAGTCGCATTAAGTGCAGGTGCAGACCAAAACATAAACGAACAAAATATTGTTAGAGTAAGAATACAGGCTGGTGCAGCAGGTGCAGTGCATCTCTTGGCACAAGTAACACCAATGTATTATAATACAGAAGTCCAACGATTTAGAACGGTGTCACAATAATGGGCTTTTCTGGTGGAGGGTCAAATATTTTAAAGCCACATACCCATGATCCCGATGTATTACAAGATGGTGGTACACTGATTAGTGGTACCACTGAAATTAGCGGAGGTGCATTGGGCGATACATTACATGCGGGTGCAGTTGCAGGTTCTATTTATTGGAGTAAATCAAACATTTATCCCAAACAACATTTTGTTTATTATTTTACTGGTTCAGTGTTTGGTACTTCAGGTGGTCAAAGTGCGGACGGTGTTTGGACAATGCGAGAAAACGTCACGGGCGTTCCTACTTTTACTTATGCTAATGATGATAAGGGGTTATTAATCACACCTAACACTGGTGCTAGTGCATGGCCGCAATTGGATTTTAATGGAGTTATACCATTTATCGAGACTGGTTCTGTGATTGAAGGGTCGGTTAGTTGTACTGTTGGTAGTAGTTCCGGGGGTACACGCTTTGGTTTTGGTGGTACAATAAACACTACAGAGAATCAAAGTGCAGTGATACAAAATTTATCAACTAATACTAATTTTATGGCAATGACTAAAAGTGGTGCAGCAGGTTCATCCGATGATACGGGCGTTCCTATTATTCAAAATGGTACTTTCTATACTGTTAAAATAATATGTAAAGCAGCATCTATTGAATTTTATATTAATGACACACTAGTGGTAACAAAAACAACTAACTTACCTACAATAAGTATGAGTCCAAAATATTATTGTATTAATGGTACAGCTGGTCAACAATTACTTATGAACATTAGATTTTGTGAGGCTTACAATGTCTAGACAAAAATTTGTAATAGATTTACCAAAGGATGTAAAAAATGAAGTATTATCAAAAATATTTGTAGATAAATTAACCGATGTTACTATTACCTGGTTATCCAATACCAAAGCTGTAATATCATGTAATGATAATATAGAAAAAATCAATCAATTATTTTTAATACATAAAATTAAAATTTTAAACGAAACAACAACAATAAAACATGATTTACCCTTAGATTAAATTATTGCCAAGTGTATTTTTCCCCTTTACAATCTGGACATGTTTCAGTAGTATTATACACTGGGTCTAATTTATTTGAGTTAGACTGAAAGTCAACGGTCCTAATAATTCCATGCGGATGGCCATCGATAGTATCTGCACAAGTCTTACAAGCTTTGTACTGCTTCAGTTTGAGTTGCAGATTCGGTCTTTTTATTACTGGCTGTGTTAGCGGATTTAATCTTTTCATATACCTTCTCTATTAATGCGGGGTCTTTCTTAACTGCTTCCTCCACCTGTGGAATTAAGAAGGATGCAGCCTTACGATACTTTGGTGGAATTAACTGGCTGATGACATCGCCCAGGCCGCTGTTCTTCATGTCGCTATCTGTGATGGCTGGTCCATCCTTTATTCTGTTAATACTTGATTTAAGGCGTAAAATCTCCTTTCTGTAATCTTGGGCTTCTTCTTTCTTACTTTCTGCTAAATACTTAATATCATTCTCAAAGTCTTTGATACGTTGCCGAGAGTGCTTATTGATAGTTGACTTAGACCTAGCAATAAACACGGCACACAAACCAGCACATAAAGACGCAACCAAGATAAGCGCTGCTGATAAAATTTCGATTTCCATACCATAAATAGAAGAATATTACTTAGTTCTAAGCGTTTCTATCTCAATACTACCTCAATACTACCTCGTTTTAGCTCGAAAAACCTCACAACAACCTATACAAAACCACTACAGTATATGACTTCTATCCTCAAAAATAAGCAATGTATGCACCTAGGGCATACCATATGGGCTGGGTGGTGGGAGAAACACCGATTTATTATATGTACGTTGTCAAAAAAAATAATATATATTATTTTATACTAGTAGGTGTATTGTTGACTATGTTTAATCCCGATTATGTTACACCCCT